CTTTACCTTCAGTTACGAATTTAACTTTTTGAACTTCTTCTGTGATTAATTTCATTTTTCTTAATTGGTAAATCCTATTGCTGAAGCTTTAATTGCACTATTCGTAGCCCATAATGCTTCGGTTGGTTTTTTCTCAAGATACTCAACAGTACCTGCTGGCATACGAAATGAACCAATTACTGTTGTTCCTGCACCCACTGCAGCAACATGAGTTACCAAAAATGTAGTTGAAGCATGAGTATTGATTATTCTAAGAGCTCTTGCATTATTAAAAGTTGATGCATTTGCAGATGAGGTAGTACCCATATTGGTTTCCTCACCTTTAAGTAAAATTCTCATTATTCCTCCTCTTTGGGTTCTTGTGATGATTCTTTTTCTGGTTCTGCAAATATAGAATCTGCCACATTAGGACGGAGACCCTCTACCCTTTCAGCAGCTTTTGTATATAAAGCATCTTTAATATCATCAGCTACTTGAGATGATGATGAATCAGTTGCTATCAAATCGACAATGCTTTCCATGAATTTTACACTTTTTTATTATTAATTATTTATATCTCGGCTTTTTTGGTATCTTTTTGTACCTGTGCATCAGTAAGACCACCATCTATTTCAGGTTCTACTGGAACATCTCCCATCATTCCCATTTCACCTTCTGCTGGTAAAGGTTCTCCAGTAATTGGATCAACAGCGT